GTCGGACGCCTAATAGACTGTCAAAGAACAACCACGATCAGAAAGCGGCGGACTTGGGTTTCCATGTCCCAATGCCCGCCGCTTCGTTCGTTACTGCTAACGACCCGCTCAGTGCGGGAGATTCGTCACTACCCCAAAACGAATCTTCTGACCGGCATTATGTGACAAACGGTGCCACGTTCGATGCCATGTCAGAATCGACAGTACGGTCACCGGTGTGTAGGTACGCTAACCGTCCCGAGATGTAGTCCAGGACGATCTTACGGCAAAACCGGTTTGCACTCAGTACGTTCACGATAGGACGTGTGCTGAGGTCTTTGTCCAACCATGCTTTGGCCGATCCTGGCATCCGAAACGACATGACTGTGTCTTTGCGATCTTTACTCATATGTTTACTAGAACCGATTTCATCGGTATTTCCGTTCTTGTATCATAGGAATGTTCGCATTGCAACTAAAATCTGAACGTAGTTAGAGCAGACGCTTATGGCCAGTAACATCATTGGAACCAATCTTCTCAGCTACCTGGGGTTAATCGGATCAGCCGGAGTTCATACCGGCTCGCTCGTGCCCCGAGCACAGACCCCACAAGCGAACCAGGAGCTTTTTCGTGATTTTACGGATGCTGGGCGGGTCGCCGACCCGGACGTTTGGACCCGCTATCACCATGCCTTAAAGCGTCCTACGACCTTCGATGCCATGTTGCAGCTTTGGGACGAAATGGCGTCCTGGGACCTTATGGCTGCGGCTCTTGTCGAAATTGTAGACGAAGCGACCCAGGTAGACGGAAATTCTCCGGCAACTGTTTGGTACCAATGCAATGATCGTGATTTTGAGGATTCACTGAACCAAATGCTTGTTAACATCAACGCTGAGGATGTGATTCAAAGCCAGGTATGGCATTTATCGGCCCTCGGCAATCATTTTGAAAAACTCGAATATGCTCCCGAAGAAGGAGTTATGGGATTTTCGTTTGTGCATCCTGCCGATATTCGCCGGTACTGGTTGGAACGAAATCGAAAGTGTATCGGGTTTCGTTGGGCAGGGCACAAGCCTTCCAAAGAGTCCGCTTTCGTTATGCCAGACAATCAGACGCCCATTGAACGGGTGGCACTGACGGACGGTAAAGACACCGAGGAACTATGGTACCCGTGGGATTTCTTGCACATGCGCCGCATGTTTCGTCTACGCCAGTCTGAGCACGGTGAACCTGTGTTCGATGAGGCACAGGGCATTTACAAGAAGCTCAAAATCGCTATCGACCAGATGGTTGTGCATCGTGCTCAGGTGCAGCCTGACCGCTATGCGATCAACATTGACGTCAAGGAGAGCCCGCCTGCCGAGCAGGCAAAAATTGTGCAGCGGTGGAAACAGGCACTGCGTGCCAAGCTGGCCTTCGGCCAGCAGTGGAATCAGTCCGGTCAGAGCAATACTTTCAACTCGCCGGTTGGGTTCGATTCTTTCTACAACGCCTGGTCACTAGACACGATTCTATGGGTAGCCCGGCCGACCGGGTTCAATCACGTAGTAGAAAAACTTCAGGGCACCCAAAACGTACCCGATATCTATGACATCGAGCTGTTAACCGATTTGTTTTATTCGATTATCGGCATGCCTCGATCATGGTTCTCTGCCAAGGGCGGGGATGGGTCTAGTGGCGGAGAATCTCCTTCCGGCAAGGCGCTCCTGGCACAAGACATGCGGTTTTTGCGCAAAATCAAGTCTATTCGCCGTCCTATCATCAACTGTTACACATGGATGGGTTACTTTCATGCCGTGTTGCTTGGCAAGGACATCCGTCAGTTGGATATTCGGGCGATGATGCCGCCGATCGGTGGGTTGGAAGAGCAGATGAAGCTGGAGATGCTGAAGGTTCAGGCAGAAGTCCTGGGGATGATGGCAGATGTCATGGATCAGTACTCATTGCCCAAGGAGGCGTGGGTTGAAATCATCTTCAAGAAGTACTTGCATCTGCCGGACGACATTGTAAACATTTTCATCACGGCGCTGCCTGGTGAGGAAGAGCCAATGCCGGTAGAAAGTCTACAGCGCCCCCGTTTACCCGCCCCTTACTCCTACAAATTGATTCGTCAAATTCAGGAGAAGGTGGGTAATAGCCCTGAGATCGGTAAGCTCCTGACCGAACTCAAGAGCACGATCTTCGGTGAGGATGACCGACGCGCCATCAAGATGAACATGCACCGATGCAAGAAGCTAGACGAAGTCGTCGGGCTGCCGAAGATGAAAGATTTCGACCTGATCGTATCATCTTATGGAAAACATCCATTCGAGCTGAAACGTCTTAGCGGCGAAGGAAAGCCAAATAAGTTTCAAGGCACGAACATGAAGACGCCCCTGTTAGAAACTTTGCAGGAAGCAAGCCAACCTGTGTCCGAGGGAGTTGGGGCCGATCAGTACCGCCGTTGGATGAACTTGTAATGCTCACGTTCACAAACTCACTCTTGGAGACCCTGACCGACCAGACTGCGTTGGTGCAGGGTAACGCTACGGGTGCGGTGATCACTTTGGACTACTATCTGCGTGAAAGCAACACATCGTTGCCGTTCCAGGCGGTGTATGCTATGCTAAATTGGAACGATGGGTCCGCACCGTGGGAATATCCCCGGCAGGTGCAACCACTCCATATTGATGCTTCCAAGCTGCTTCGCAACGGTCAGTATTATGTGACCGTGATGGGCAGAAACTACGTAACTCCGCACTACGAGATCGTGATGTTTACTCTCAACCTCACGATCTTTCCGAACTACACGATTGACAACCCTCCATTCTACATTTATGGACCGATTTTGCCGAGGGACACAGGTTCGCCGAATAGAGATACGTGGTTGTTCGATATTGGCAGTGATATAAAGATTTTAGAGTCTTCGGTCAAGATGCTTCTCAAGACCAAGAAGGGAGAGCGAGTCATGGAGCCTCAGTACGGCACCAATTTGCAGCAGCTACTTTTTGAGAATGATCCGAAGACCGTCATTGGACTAGCCACCCAGGAAATCATTTCTGGTTTAGCTCGTTGGGAATCCCGGGTCGGAGTACTCAGCGTGGATGCGACTAACAATGGAGACCGCTCAGTCACTCTCAGCCTGGTGTTACTGTCAAAAATAAGTCAGCAGTCCTTTCAAGTGAATATGGTGTACGAAAAATGACGGACGGGAAAAACACAATTACCAGAGCGAAATGGGTCAAGAGCTACATGGATAAATGTGGCATGACCTACGTGGCCGCCGGCAAAGCATTCGAGTGCATGGTGTCTACATTGGAGGATGCCATCTGTAACGGACAGAAGGTACAGCTGGGCCGGATAGGTAATATCGCCCCCATCTGGCGAAATCCCAGGACGGTGGTGCTAGGGTGTAAGCGTCTTCCGGGTAATAAGTTTGAGAAAGTTCGTCAGGAATACATTCTGGGCGGACGCATCCAGTACAAGTTCCATCTCCACAAGCGATTCGCTGCTACCCGGCAACTACACTGGTACGAGTAGTTAAAGCATATGATAAACCCAGTCAGTCTTCCCACCAGTGCCGGAGTTAATTTTGGCGAAGGTGACGTTAGGCACTTTTCAGAAGGTGATGAAGTCGGCGTGCCCGGGCTACAGGGTCCTACCCGTCAATTAGCGCAGCGTGACAACCTCTTGGCAAGCAAGGTTAACGAGTTGATAAGCCGGGTCAATAACCAAGAGCAATTCATCTCTGTGCCGGTCAATCGAATGATAGTTCCTCCCAGCAGCGAAGAGATCATCGCTAACTTCAGGATTCCTGCTGGTTATGAAGCCCGGGTGTTCAATGCCACGGTGTTTTCATCTCCTGCGTCTTCTTCCATCGAGCTTACTGTTTCCTACAGCGAGGTGATTGGATCGAATTCTGGAGAAGCGGCCGTCACGACTTCGTCTGAATTTTTCACTGGCACCCGGTTTTACCCCGAGGGTGAGTTCATCATCGTCGTGAAGAACACCGGAGCGGTTACCTTGGATATGGGGGCGTCAGTCACGCTGTCTATGCGTCCTCTGGAGGATGCCGTGGTTGCTTCTTATCAGACTTCGCCGCCCACGGTTCCCGGTCCCCCAGGACCTCGTGGTGCCACTGGCGCTCAGGGGGTAGGCGGTGTTTCCGGTCCGAGCGGGTCTCCTGGATTACAGTGGAAAGGAGACTGGGCGAATGCGACGAACTATGCAGTAAATGACATAGTTCGACACAAATATCTTGGTGATGGCGCAGGAACGGTTGCTGTATCCTCTTACATCTGTCAGATAGCACACGACTCAGCGGATGTTGGCAAACCACAACCTTACCTTCTCGACCAATCTCCTTCAGCGATGCCGTGGTGGGGGTACTTGGCAGAGGCGGGAGCGCCGGTTCAGATAGAGTTTAAGGGGCCGTGGTCTGGAACTCATGGAACCTATCACATAAATGATGTGGTTACGTATGTTTCAAGTGGGGCGACATCCAGTTACATTTGCATCGTGACTCACGCATCCGCACCTTCTCCCGCACCGCCTTCCGATCCCACAAATTGGACGGTCTTCGCTACGAGTTCTGCTTCCAGTACGTCGTTTTCAGGACCCACTACCCGCCGAGGATTCTTGTTGTCTAGCAGCACCAGCAAGCCTTACCGAGAGTACGAAGGAATCCCTACGGGCGCTCAGCATTGGCCAATAGACGAGCACACCGTGTCAAGTGCAACCGGCGGGCTGTCGTTCATCAAAGATCAACGACTCTTGAATTTACCGCCCTCGTCTACTCTGCTGCTGATGCTGCCTTCTTACTCCAACGTTTACAACGTTCCTCGCCAGTGGCAGGTTAGCGACGTTATTCTAAACGTGATACCCCAGGTTGGAACTATTTTAGGCGGGGGAACCGTGACGGTGCAGTCGCCACTTGACGTAACAGGAAACGGAACCGGTAGTTTCTTGGTTGAAAACCTGACCGAGTACTACCTTCCGGTCACAGTCAGTTTGGCTGGCGTCACGACTTTCTAAGTCTTGTCGAAGCACTTCAATTTAGCAGCGACGCTATAGGTGATTCCGCCGGTTGCAGCCATTACCTTGCACCGAAATACGTAACAAGGAATTTCGTCTTCTCCCAACCATTCATTGCTATGGCCACTTCCTACATGGATGTTTTGAGCACTAAACGTGGCGCTCGTAGCTCCCGAGAGTGCTTTTACCTGGGCTCCCGTAAATCGGGGGGAGTCGTAGTCGCTGCCGTCTGTCATGTTTGTCCAGTTGGAATCGAGTAGTAGCAGGGGATCGAGTTTACTGGTGACGTTAAGAGTGGCTATCTGCCACTGATAAGTGATTGGTATATCCGGTGTAACCGCAACTACCGAAAAGGTTCTGGTAGGCAGAGGTTCACTACTAGCCTTGGTTTGTTGATCGACTGGTTGAGACGTGATCCGGGGTGCTTGTGGCGGACCGGTAATGTTCTGGTCTCCAGCCAGTTTGTACTGTCGGTTGCCAAAGGTCATTTTGACTGCTTTACGACCAACGATGTGACCCAGGGAGTCGAGGAAATCTTCGTCCGTTGTCAGGATGCCATAATGGGGCGTTGGGGCCTTTTCACCGTGGTTCAGCAAGGCGTGCGCCTTCAAGAGTTGGTCGGCGATCAATAAGTCCTGGAGCAGGGTCTCAGAGTAGCGGGTAAGCAGGCTGGAAGCAAGTTGAGGAACTCCTGGGGAGTTAACCGATCCGTCCGGCCCCGTGCCGGTGTGGAATACACCCAGGCTAGCCGGCATTTCTCCCGACACCGTAGCGCCTCCAACCGGGACTTTAGCGTTGTAAGTGGCAGCTGCGTCCGCTGGCACGTAGACAACTTCCAGGTTTCCGGGAGTGGTTTCAACGGACATTCTCAGCACATAAGAAGAGAGCTGATCACCACCGCTATCGAAGTAATCACCGGTGATCAGCGATATACCGTGTCCTTTTGCCAATGATCCGTTGCGATGAAAGAACAGGTTGTTGCTTAGGGTGTTCAATACCTCGTTGATGCGCCCGATCTCGCTTTGAGTTAGAAGTGTTGCTTGTTCGCTCATGCGGTGTAGGTCAAAGTGATGACCTGACTGGTGACTGATCCTCCGGCATTGGCAGCCACGCAGGTATAGTTTCCACTGTCTGTCTCGGAGATGTTCCTGAGCGTCAGGGTTGATCTTGTTTCATTAGAGAAGTTGATCCCTGTCTTGCGCCACTGGTAGACTATCGGTCCCGTGCCGGTCACAGTGATTGATAGGATGATGTTCGATCCCTGCACTATGGCTTGACTGGCAGACTGGGTGGATATTTCAGGAGGACCGATGTTGACGGTTGGAACCGTGGTTCCCAGGAACACCGGCAGCACCACCACGATGTCCGTGTTGGATGTAGAGCCTGGGAGTGTAGACATTATGGTCAGAGTCCGACCGAATGAATGTCGTGCTCGACCCGAGTCATCGGCAGGAGGGTCATTGATCTGAAAAGGATACGTGCCAGCTACCGCCTGGGTGTGTTGTTCATAGGCTCCATTGACGTGAGCAAAAATTCCGGTGACATAATCTGCCAGATTTCGCCCGACCGCTGTCTTTGCAGCCTCGGTTGCAAGTGACGTGTGCTGACTCATGGTGGCTATGGTGCTGGGTTTTTACCAGGCACCACCACTAAAAGAACTCATTCAGCTGGTGGAGTCGGGAGCCGGCGTTCAAGTTCCGAACGGTCGTCCGGAGTCATTTCAGGGCCTTCACCCATGCCAGCGAACTCATCTCCCCCCTCCCGCCCGCCTTCCAGACCCGCCTGCGCAACTCGTTTCACCTCTGCGGGGTCAAACTCACCACTCATGCCGCTTTCAGGACCCGTTTCGCTACCCATTTCACCTTCCATATCGCCTTCTGGGGGTAGATCGGCTGCACCTTCTTCAGGTGGAGGAGGTAGGGTGCCGGCGGCTTCGGTACCTTCTTCGCCCGTGAGACCGGCTTCGCCCTGCTCGCGTGCCTTGAACTCTTCGGTAGATTCACCAGGGCCTGGGACGTTTTGAAGGTACCAAGTAAGCTCCTGATAAAGTTCATCTAGGATGGGGTCAGCGTGGAATTCTTCCAGGGCGTCACGGATGGATTTGAGCTGTCCGAAGCTCATTTCTACACGATACTCACAGAAAGAGTCATCTATTTTTTTAATCCTCATAGTATCAACAGGTTACAGGGTTTTATTGAGCGTTCGTAGAGGCATTTTGCCCAAGCAAAGAACTCATCTTTACCGAGAGTGTTCTTCGCTCGGTTGCAAGTCGAGCAGCACGGTACCACATTGCTTGTGACGTAGCCATCTGTACTAACTACTCGGTCGATTCCATTGTACTTAAAAGTTTCTCCTCTCACTACCCACGTATTTGATCCAGTCCGTCCACAGTAGTCACATGGTTGAAATACAAGATGAGTAACCTCAGCCCTGGTTAGGTTAAATGGAATGCCTCTAACTATGGCGCTACCTCGAATCGCATTCAGGATTACTGTAATGGCGAGCCAAGATGTTGGTTTTCGGTGCATCCCTTCTATAGCCCGCTGCCGGTGTTCGGGGGACCAGTGCCTTGACCAAGCACGGCGCACACACCCACAATTAGATGTTTTGCCCTCCGTGAGTCGGTACGCTTCTGCATACTTAACCCGCCCACACTCACATTTGCACTTGAACGTGGCTTTGGTAGCGCGGTTCCTCGCTCGTTTCAGGACTACAAGCTTTCCATATTTTTCTCCAGCTACTACTCTGCATTTACTCATACGCTCCTAAGAACAAATTCCGTTCTTCAGTGTATGCACGCATCAAATTCCATGCTTTTGATGTCACACTCAGAGCGTGGCATCACTGCACGAGAACTTGTTCGCAGGATGCTCAGCGAGTATGACCCATTTTGTGGCGTAGTAGGCACTGCACACGCAATCCCACTCTGTATACTTTATGAAGCGTGGTCACCTGAACGAAAAGAAGAAATTATCAAACATGGCAGGGAGCTAGGGTACGGTCTGGTAGAACACGCAGTAATCGGCGAGTACGACCTAACGCTATGGCACTCAGACAAGACTGAGCCACCCTATTTGGTGGCATTAAATAGCGCCTACCACGATCCATTGAATCATGATACTCAAGAACAAAAACAAGTTGCAGGAAGAGGAATGGCTATTAAAACGATGAAAAGAGTACTGTTTGGATGGGTTCAAGAATACGGTCCTTTGGTGATTGGTTCCGTTATGACAGAACAAACCGCACGCTATCTAAGACTTGTCCGTAAAATGTTTCCCACTGCCAACATCAAGTCCTGGTATAGCAAAGATTTCCAGCATGGGTTTACACTTTCGTTTGACTGACCCGTTTTTCGGTTCTTCTATAAATGAAAGATCATCAGTCTACAACCAACTGATGATAGAAAGGAACATATGAATTGTGTTACATTCTGGGAGCCTGTCACGGTCTCATTCAGGAAGAGTGCCGGAGGGGCCACGCTGACCTTCGACGCTGGACGGGATTATATCTTTGCCAACGCTCAGCTAGACCGAATCATGCAGGAAGAGAATGTCAAGTCACGGATTTACAAGATTTCCCGCTTGGACTCTCGAATTCCAAACTTCCACGTTGCTGCTAAGAAACCCGGCAACCAGCGTCTATTGATGTACAACGGGTCTGGCGGGTATGGTGATCAGATTATCACCTGGCCAGTCACTCGTATCCTGGCGGGAATGGGGTACGAGGTGCATATGGCGGTTGATCCAGGTAACCAGGTCTGCTGGTGGAATATCCCATGGGTGAAAAGTTTACAAACGTTGCCCATACAGGCTGCGCAATTTTGGATGTACGACTATTTTTACATGATGGATCATGTAAACAATATGGATGAACATCAAGATCAGGAGCATCCGGTAGACACTATGCTTCGTAAGATCGGTATCGATCCTAAGCAGGTTCCCGATGATTACAAGGTGTTGCGCCCTATTTTTACTGCCACGGAGGCCATGTCTGCTCGATCCTATGAGGGTCAGAAATTTGGCATCTATCAGCTTGCTGCTGCTAATAAGACCCGATCCCTGCCTGCCCTTGACAGTGCTTTTTTGTTGGCTAAGCTGGCAGAAGCGTTCCCAGACCTTACCTGGTTGGCGATCTACGACGAGTTTATACCCAAGGAGTACTGTGAGGCATGCATGGCCAAGGCGAAGGACGCCGACGGCAAGGAACTGTTGAACGAAAAAAACGAGCCCATCATGAAGGTCAAGTGGTCCAATGTTCAACTTTTCACTGCTCGTAATCTCCGGGAGATGTGGTCGATCACCCGTCACGCCAAGATCGTAGTGTCCCCTGATTCGATGATGGTGCACGTGGCAGGGTCAATGGCGATCCCCTGCGTCGGTCTCTGGGGCATGGTCAGCCCTCACAACCGGGTCAAGTATTATAAGAACCATCTGGCGATTCACAACAAGGAAGCGTGCCCGATGTCGCCGTGTTTCTCCTATCTGGCAAACTTCCCGAAGTACTGTCCACCTCGTAAGGATAGGATCGTGTGCGAATGCTTGGGTGCCATTTCGCCTGTTCAGGTGATTGATGCCATTCGGAAGATTCAACCAGAACTTGCCAAGAAGGAACCGGCCAAGGTGGATGCTCCTAAAGCGTGAGTGGACAACCACTTAGCGACTGCGACGAAAATACTTCTTGACCAAAAGGCGGAAGTAGACGAAAGTGCGCACATGTTGACGAACGAAGAGACTGTGTTCGATGCCGCTATCAACCGTTGGCAAAAAGATCGTACTGAAGAAGCGACCTATGCCGCGATAGTCGCGTTTGCTGATTTGCAGTTGACGCCTTCGAACGCTGTAGGAGAGTCCCGAAAGCGCCTTTTCAACACCATTTTCGATCAATGAAACACTACCTTATCATCTTCTCAGGCACCGGTGTTAATAAGGCTGATGGTATAAACCTGGGGCACTGGTGGCGCGTATCACTGCCAAGGCACCTGTTGAATCCACGGAGAGAGGAAGAGGAACTGGGGCACGTACTTCATGAACTTGCCCGAACCTCTTTTTTCTCCATTTCTAATGTTGTGGACATCACCAACCCTGCTTGTCCGGTAGAGGTCATCGCTAAGCTGTGATGAATGATCTCGCTTCCTATTTACGTCACTGGCGATAGCCACATCGGACTCTTTTACGGAGAAAAGGGATTTGTCGTAGGTAAGAACACCCCTGCCACCGCCTACAACCTTTGCGCAGTGGAGACGGAATCTAATGGGTACCGATACCTTTTTGACTTCCTCGAAACGGTTCCCAAAGGTGGGACGGTTATGATGTCCTATGGAGAGATTGATTGTAGAAACCACATCGTTCGGCTGCACAAGAAAACCGGGCGTCCGATGGAAGATTTGGCAGATGAGATTGCTCGCCGTTATGCGGGCGTCGTATCCCAGGTCAAAGGCATGGGATACGAAGTCATCGTGTGGGGCGTTGTGCCCCCCACTTGTTGCCCCACTTATCCGCATATGGTTGGATCATTGCCACAACGCCTTGCCGCCACGGCACATCTTAACGCTGCCTATGTGCGCCACATGGCACCATTAGGCGTACCGGTTGTGAGTATTTTTGAAAGGCTTCTGCTCCCAAACGGACTCACGAACCCGCAGTACATGTCCGATGGGTTTCACCTTAAAAAACTAGCCTTGCCGTTAGCTCTGGCGGCGATACGAGCCGTGTGCCCTCCGGAAGTAATCGAGGCGTGGATGAATATGTTGCCACAAGCAAAGACTAAATCAACCTATTCTGTTGGCGTTGTTTGTGCTAAAGGCAACCGTCCCGTCTGGGCTCTGCTAAAGATGTGTCCTGTAACTGAGCATAAGTTATGAACGACGAGCAAACAACCCATACGTGCACCCAACGCTTATTGGAATCAGCAGGCAAGGAGGGCGTTTACTACGTCGTCAAATTTCCTACCGCTTGGCGGTTGTACACATTTCCGTGGGACGAGTTTGGTGATCTCTGGCATGGTGATGTTTGGAGACGTTTCGTGATTGCCGATCTAGCAGAGGCTTGGGCACCTCACCTGAAGCTGGAGGTGGCGAATTTACAAAAACAACTTGAACCGTGGGCCAAGGGGTTTCCCCGAGGAAGGGTTGAACGGGCGGATACACTGGAGTACATAGTTTTTCACGCCGGAGACCTTGAGGGTACCGGCATCACACCGCAGCGTATAGAAAGAGCGTTTGAGTTGTTTAACAGCAAAGTCTGCTGGTCACTTGATTCCCACGAGAAACGGCAACCAGAGCATCAACTGGCGATTGAACGGATATTGGGTCTAAGCTGTTGACGCTAGGTAGAATTTAGATGTTGACAAGGGGGTGGGGATGGGGTATGGTGGGGCCGCATGAAACAGGTCAAACTGGCAGATAACCAAAAAGTCTGCAAGAAGTTGCTGGACGAAAACCGGCGTCTCCGTGAAGCACTCCAATCAATCCTTGACAGCATGGAGCAGATGCCACAACTCAACGAATCGATCGTCGAAGAAGTAATGCGCGGCGATCACACTCTCGAATGTGAGATTGGAGGCGATGAAGCCAGTATTTCGGCATGGGTGGCTGCGGCTCGAATGGCTCTTTTGCCTAGCGAGTCGGTACCAGGTAGAATTTAGGTGTTGACAAAGGGTAGGAAATGGAGTATGGTAAAAACATGAATATCGAAACCACTTTAGTCTGTGGAGACACGCATTTTGAGGCTCCTCTCGAATGTGGCAAAAAATTCGTGCAACCTGATCTCGGGCATAGCCCCCAGGCAATCAGTGTAATGCTCCAGATTGCCCGAGACATCGAACCATCCACGATAATTCATCTCGGCGATTTGTTGGAACAGGGATGCGCCTCCCGCTGGGCGGAAAAAGTGAACCGAGGCGGTCAAGTTATGGGAGAAGACGGACATTACTACATGACATCCTGGGAAAAAACGGTCAAATATGCCGTCGATTTTTGGAGCTATATCCGGAAAGCATTTCCGAAAGCAAAACTGGTGCAACTGGAAGGTAATCACGATCTTCGGATCGAGTCTGCTTTTCTGAAGCCGCACATGGACCCCTATCGCAACACACTAAGTTTCCGACATTTGCCAGTTTGGGCAAGCTGTGACGTTACGTTCCACCCATATACAGGACTGTCGTTGACGGGATCATTGCCTCCGTGGTGCGACGTTGGAAGTGTCCGAGTCATACACGGTTACAATGCCTCTTCCAAAAAGATGCTCGATCAGCACGATAACGTAATGTTTGGCGATTCTCACCGAATAGACTATAACTATAACCGAGAGCGAAACAGCCGGGAAAAGCGAAGAGCGTGGAACATTGGATGCTTGTGCCGCTTGACGCCAGAGTTCGTTTCGAAAGGGGGACGCCCGGCCGGGTGGAGTCATGCCTTCGCTGTCATTACGTCGGCTGAGGGTAAGGAGTTCGTTGAAATAGTCGAAATCAAGGAAGGATTCGTGGCGATGTATAACCGTAAGGTGTACCGGGCAAAACCATTGAAGGAGATTTCTCCGATGCTGGCGGAACTGGAGGTATGATGCCAACTACGAAAAAATGGCCGATCGATAAACGAGGAAATCTTTCCCTCAAACACGGATGGGTGTGGATTGATCCTAAGGCACCTGCTTTTGATACGGCGAGTGCGAAGTGCGTGGTCTATGCTTTCAAGCTGCCCGTTGTGGAGCCGTTGAACGCCACCTGGAGGCAGGTTGATGATCTCCTGGGTAAGGCTTTTGAGCAAAACGATCGTTTCCACAATTGGGCGATGCAGACTCTTTTCAAGTCCGAACCTGTTCGTGCACGGAAGGACCAGAAATATCCCAAGCAGAACAAAAAGACCTATAACTCCACACAGCGTGATCTCTATAACCAGGCCCGAAAATTGTTCCCCGCCCTGTCTTCAAGCACAATTTCAACGACGCTTAACAAGCGCATAATGCCTTCATTCAACCGATCAAAGTTCCGTGTGTGGAACGAAACCGATAGTATCCCTCTTTACAAAACGAACCAACCCCTCCACATCCCCGTCGTCAGTTATGACTTGCGCCAGTTGAACATGTGCGGGAGTGAGACTTGGGTTATCGACCTGATAGCTAAAGCCGGTAAAGGCGGGAACCGTCTACAGTTTAGACTCGCAGGTGGCGATAAATTCGGTCGTGAGCACGGATCATTGGAGCAAGTTATGAAGGGGAACGCCAAGCTTGGAGAGCTGTGCCTGGTAAAAGAAGTGTGTGGTGACATTCATCGCCATACAACCGTTCATCGCAACGGAGGCGGTCAGAAACAGAAAGACGTGCTGACCGCCAAACTCGTTGTGAAAGCTCCCATGCCAGTGCTTTCCAGCGACCATAAAAAAGTCATGATGCTATCAACCCATGAGGAGGCATTCCTGTCTATGTGGGTCGGAGGAAAGAAATTCCAGGTATACAATGCTGACCACCTCAAGCGGTGGCAAGCCGAAGCGGAGGTAAAAGGACTTCAGGTTTTAGACCCGAAGCTGCTGGAGGAGCATTATGGTAAGCTAGGCGCGGAAAAGCAGCGAGAATTGTATGCTGTGCTCCGTCCGGAATATGCCATTTATCTATCGGAAAAGCGACGATCACATTTGCAACGTTTCAGCGATGACCGGAAGGCCGAGCATCGGGGCGGCCACGCTCCGTGTTTTAACGGAAAATCCTCTGACATTGCGAGGAAGTTCGAACAGCGCACAGATTCGTGGATCAAGCAGGTTTGCGCCGTGATAACGAATCATGCCCGACGGCGGCGCATCGGTGAAGTGGTTTGGAACGATACGGAAGGCAAAATACTTGACGGAGCTTTTCCCTGGTTTAAGTTCGAGAGCTGTCTCAAAAATGCCTTACTCAGAGTTGGGATTACTCTGGTGGATTATGAAAACGAAGAAAGAGCTGCTGCAAAAGGTAAGAAGCAAAGCACTCCCCTGGGTGGAAAAGAAGTTTCGGGAAAAGCGGTGTTTGATGGCTCAAGCGTGGAGGTTGGATCATCCCCTTGACGTCATGGTTTCATTTTTGGAAAGACAGGCGAGTGCGAGAGAGCGAAGGTAACTGCGCTTGAGCGCTCGCAAGTTTTAAGTTGTTCTTTGACAGTCTATTAGGCGTCCGACACGCCTAGCACGGGGTCAACACATCCTCGTCTGGATGGAGTGCTCGTGGAACGCTGCTAAAAGCGGTCAGGATAAACCACTTAGGTGGGCAGCCCTGACAGTCACTAATCGGTCAGTAAAGGACTTCGGGGCCATTCACTCGCCTCACTCACTCGCCGTTCACCTCCTGACAGTCACTAATCGGTCAGTAAAGGACTTCGGGAACGGAGCGCACTACGCCGCCGCGCCGGAGGAGTTGCTGACAGTCACTAATCGGTCAGTAAAGGACTTCGGGTGGCACTACAGAACCTTCTCGAACTGCGCTCCCAACTGACAGTCACTAATCGGTCAGTAAAGGACTTCGGGAGTCCAAAATCTGGCGAATGTCTTCTTTGAACCTGAACTCCTGACAGTCACTAATCGGTCAGTAAAGGACTTCGGGGGCGAACAAGAACAAGTGGTCAGACGCCGCACCCTTTCTGACAGTCACTAATCGGTCAGTAAAGGACTTCGGGTGGATCAAGTTCCGCCGAAAACGAGGAGGTTCCGCTGCCTGACAGTCACTAATCGGTCAGTAAAGGACTTCGGGTCGTACTGACAGTCACTAATCGGTCAGTAAAGGACTTCGGGAGGCAAAACACCCTGATCCTGACAGTCACTAATCGGTCAGTAAAGGACTTCGGGAACTCCGAGCCCTCTGTTCCGTTGCCGCACGTTGATGTCCTGACAGTCACTAATCGGTCAGTAAAGGACTTCGGGGCATGGGGTTCGTCGCCATGTAGGCGACTGACAGTCACTAATCGGTCAGTAAAGGACTTCGGGGGGCACGGCCTTTGGGGGAGATCATCGCAACTGGTTGATGGCGTGGTGCTTGTGCATCACGCTGTTTTTGTTGAAAAAGGGGTTGACAAGGGGAGGGGATGGGGGTAGA